AAACAGCGGCTGGACGCAACCGTGCTGTACCTATATCCAAAAAGACGCTGCCATTCTTCGAATTCTGGATGCAACAGCCCGGCAAACACCTCATCACCAACGACGACGGCAGCCTGCTCACCTACCATCAGTACCGGGCGCGGTTTGACGCCGTAATGGTAGCCAGCAAATGCAAACACACGCCGCATGAATGCCGCCACACCTGCGCTACCATGTTAGACAATGCCGGTGCCAACGAAACTGCAATCAAACGTATTCTCGGCCATGCCAGTCAAGGAGTTACTAAGAGGGTTTATACCCATAAATCCCTCCATGAGCTAAAAAAGGCTATAGACCTCATTTGACAGCCTTGAGTGGTATTAACCCGGCACGAATTTACGCAACAAAAAAGCCTGTATCCATTGATTTCTCAACTCTACAGGCGGTTTTAATTCGGTATGATATTTTTTCATCAATTTTTATTATAAAAGTGCAGTATCTATGCGCTTTTTCATCCTTTCACTATTATTTTTCTAAAATTATAGCATCTAAAGCTTCTTTGCTGTCGGCAGCATCAACCAAAGCTTGTTTCTCCCAGCCAGCCTGCTTACAGGCCCCTCTATGTAATCCCAAATCTACATTCCATTGAATGAGTTGTTTAACAGTTAGGTAGTGAATTGTTTTTTCGGTTCCACCATCAGGATAACCTCTCATAGGATAACCATTTGGATAATATTCCGAAAATTTATCAGGAGCTGAATTGATTGTATTAAGATCACTAGAAACCGTAAGCTGCGTATCCTTATCGCTATCGTATCTCACCATCTCTCCACTACATTCAGATGTAAAACCTCCTGTAATTTTACTTTCGGTCCAAGCATCAACTTCCAATAACTTAGAAGCTTTTAATTCATCAAGCCCTGGCTCATATGGCGGTATTTCTTTATATTCTCCTGTCTCTGGATCTCTATAATAACCATTTAATAGCATTGCAAATTCAGATTTTGTAACTAAGAACCCGTTTTCTTTTACATCTTCTGGTACATCACCATCTTCACGGTATCCTGGAGATACGCGTTTTCCATCTTTATCAAGTACAATGTAATATTTAAATTCTTTTTCCATTTTTATCATCCTTTCTTTTTTTACAGTGGGGATATTATGTTGAGTCACAAAATCCAACAGATTATCGTTACTGGTCAATTCCTTTTACATCCCATTATATAACGATGGCAACCAAGACATATTATGAACCTAAAGAGGAAGCAGTGCCTTGGTTAGTTGGAATAGATATGCAAAAATTCATTTGCGGATATGGAGCAAACTTTATAGGGAGCAGTTATGTTTCATGTGTTGGTATAGGCTGTTAGCTACAGTGGGGATATTATACGGCTGCTGTCGGAGCCATCTACACTGACGTAACCACGCCGGTATCCTTTTCCAGATGCTTTTTGGCTGCGTCAATAGACATACTACTAGCCGCATCTACTACTTGGCCGGGAACTACTCAGACTGTTTGGAACATTAACGCATCTACAGCGAACAAATTGCGCTTCATTTGGGCAAAAGCTCCTATAGAATTAGACGGAGCTGTTTGGTTCGGAATATTTATTTAGACAGTGGGGAAAGCCAACAGTACGTGGAAATAATATATTTCCTATACCTTTCCCTAACAGTGCATTAGCAATAACGTCTGCCGGCATTGGCGGTTGGCATACAGTGGATGTAAGCATCGTTAATAATAACAGTTATAGTGTGCTCGGTTGGGCAACAGATTCACCTAGTACCGCACGAACTTCATTACCAAATGTTATTGCTATTGGATTCTAAAGCTACAGTGGGGATATCAAACAGTTCATGGTACAAATCCTGTAACTTATGATCTGCCAATTCCTTTTGAGGAAGCGCCTTTCACTGTAGCTATTTCTACTGGCAATAGTGGTAACCATGCATCCTGTGGTGGTTTTACAAAGACAACAATAGTTCTTAGGGCAGGTACTACTGCTGGTGTATGGGATACAGTTGGATTTTTCATTGTTGGCTGTTAGCAACAGTGGGGATTTACTGTTTTTGATCCAGTCTATTATAAGAATGTTAATTTCACTTTGCCACTTTCAGTAAACGGTACATTCTGTGCTTTTTCTACAGGATATGATGCAAAAGGATCAACATTTTTATGGCATTCAATGAGCCACTTTAATAATGTCAATGTTGGGGTTACAGGGTTCGTTTTTGATTCTCGATATACTTTCACTGGCTTAGGATACCTTGCCGTTTGCTGGTAGAAACAGTGGGGATATGCTGGCGGATCAAGGGGGACATTTCCGATTGCTTTTGGACAATTTTTTTCTATGGCCAGTGTTTTAAACAATGCGATTGAAGCTTGGGAACGCGCTTGCTATAACATTACAAATACTAGCTTCCAAATAAACTATGGCGGTCCTATTCTTTACCTTGCTATCGGAAAGGCATAACCACAGTGGGGAATGATCTCAAACAATAAAGCTGTATTTCCTATTGCTTTTACAGCTTTCTGTAGTGCGGCAACGCTATGTATCAGAGGAAGCGGAACTGGTACATGGTATGGAGACAATGCAAATGTAACATTGACTGGACTGTCTTGCATAACTCCAGACTATGTATTAAACGGAAATTTCATCGTAATAGGTGTATGAGATTAGCTGTTGCCTATTGCTACCCAAAAAACTTGCGAGCCAGCGGCATTAGAACCAGAGTTGTTGAAGTAAAATACGACATAAAAATCAGTGTTAGAAAAATTTGTAACTGAGCTAGTTTCAGCGTAATTTGTTGGATCAGAATTGAAATGTGTAATGACACCGAAGCAAGTCTGGAAGCTGATTGGGAAGGTTACAAGTCCATATGGCTCAGTCTTAATTCCCCACTGTCTAAATAAATATGCCGAGCCAAACAGCCCCGTCTGGTACTGCAGGAGCGTTTTCCCAGATGAAACGTAATTTGTTCCTAGTAGATGCGTTAATGTTCCATACAGTCTGAGACGATCCCGGCCAAGTAGTAGATGCGGCTAGTAGTATATCTATTGATGTAGCAAAAAAACATTTGGAAAAGGATAACGGCGTGGTTACGTCAGTGTAGATGGCTCCGACAGCGGCCGTATAATATCCCCACTGTTCAATATCCAAGTGAAATTGCAGTAGTGGTGGGCCTGATGTATGAAACGGGGCTATTATATCCAGCTGCAAAACTCCATCCGGTAAGGGTGTAATCGAAAGTAAAACCACAAAACTCTCTTGCCGGAAAGCCAGGGGCGCCAACAACTACTGCCGTATAAACACCATTGAATTTTAAAGCCCAAGCGCCTGAGCCGCCAGTTGAATATCCCCACTGTGGCTATTGCCCTCCGATGGCAATCCAGTTTCTAGTGTATGCATAATCAAAACTAACTCCGGTTAGACTTTTCCTGAAAAAATTATAGGCTACTGTATCTGCACCACCTGAAGCAGGTCCATAAATTTTACTGAGAAAAACGTACTTAATACTTTCAAAAGAAATAGGAAAAGCTATTGTTTTCGTTTCTGTTTCTTCAAATCCCCACTGTTGCTATACCTTGCCAATCATAAAACAGTAAGAAGGATAATTATTCCAAGAATAGGCATACTCAGTCGTAATGTCTTTATCCCATGTCCAATAGCCAACGTAACCCGCTGCAGAATGGTTGTTGCTGATACAAGTCTTTGTTGCTATAAATGCTTCTAATACAGGTATTGGATATATCCATTTTTCAGCCTGTTTCTGAAGATATCCCCACTGTGTCTTAAAACCCTATTGTGCAATAGGACAGATAACGACCTCTCGTAATCGAAACACGTATCGAAGTTGTTGTAATCTGTGTTACGCCTACGTTTTCACCGTAACCGTCGGTATCATTACTTGTGTAGTCGAGATCTTGGCCTATGACAACATATTTATTTGAGCTATATGCTAAAGGCAATGTAACAATAATATACCCTTGTTCAGCATAAACTATTCCCCACTGTTTACCAACCAATTACAAAAACGTAAAAACTCAAAGCTGGAGATGTTCCAGGTAATGATACCGAAATATTATTGGGAATACCGATCCCAGCTTCTCGCATTAGATAATTATTACCATTGCTGTTTGATTTTGCTTGTTTAAAAGCTAGTACATTGTTTGAAGAGAACGCTATTGGATAGGTAAAAGTAGTAGCCTGGTTTACCATCATTCCCCACTGTAAATAAAATAGAAAGGTTGTGAAAAAATGCCAAAAAATGCAAAAGATGCACGTATTTTTATAAAATTTGCCGAAGACGGCACACGTGCCGATACTCGTATTGAGGATGCCAATTTATATATCATACCGCCACAGCCAATTATTGAGCTCCGAAACGGTGAAGAGATCCTTCGAGTTATACCGGCACATTATGAGGGTGATCCAGAGCAGGGGACTATATTGGTACCAGAACAGCGTATTCCAACTGGCCAATATGAACAGGTTGAAGTTACTACTGGCTATACAGAAGAAATATTGGCTGATTCCATTGCTGAAGATGGTACCTATATTCCGTTTAACCCTGCAGATTACATTGAGGTGACATATGCTGAATATCTGCTGCTGTCCGGCAACTCTCCGGACGGTAAGATGTACATAAGGAATATGACTACCGGCGAATACATTGAGCAGCCGCCATATGTACCTACAGCGGCAGAGAAACTTGCGGTCTTAGACGCAGAATATGAGGCCCAGTTTGACGAAATCAATAATCAGATAATCTTGGCCGTAGCAGAGAATAACGAAGCCTTAAAGGCAGAACTGATGGAAGAAAAGGCTGCTCTAGTAGAAGAATATACAACGAAAAGAGGTGCAATAGAATGATTAAAAAACGTTGTTTCTTATGTGGTCATAAAATGGCTGAAAATGGCTTGTGTACTAATGTGAACTGCATTAGGTCTGAGCCGGTAACTGAAACGGAAATCAAAGATAAATCAGTAACTGAAAGCACAGAAAAACAAGAGTAAACGTTGCTGGGAGCGGGTTTTGATATTATCATTAGGACCTGTTGCAAAGTGTACTGATAGTGTACCGGCTGTAATGCATAACTGCTGTGGCTGCATGGTATTAGTACATAGTAGATTATGTTCCGAAAGTGTACCAGTTTTAGCCTTAAATCAGGTCGATTGCTTTTTTTAATTCGTGGATGGCTTTATGGGTGTATACGCCTTTTGTAACGCCTTGCGAGGCGTGTCCGAGTATACGTTTGATCGCCGTATCGTTGGCACCGGCATTGTCGAGCATGGTAGCACAGGTATGGCGGCATTCATGCGGTGTATGCTTGCAGCGACTGGCTGTCATTACAGCATCAAAGCGCGCTCGGTATTGGTGATATGAGAGTTGATTACCATAATCGTCTGTAATGATATATTTACCTGGCTGCTGCATCCAAAATTCAAAATAGGGGAGTGTTTTCTTGCTGATAGGTACAGCACGATTTCGGCCAGCAGCCGTTTTGCTCTCACGGACGATGAAATAACGTTGGCGCAGTTTTACATCGTTTTTTGCGATCGATAACATTTCACCGGTGCGAACTCCGGAGTAGATCATCATTAATACTGTCATGGCCCATTTATCGCCGAGTTTTTTTACACGGTTGATCTGTCGTGTGTTGAATGGCTTTTTGGGGTACTTTGGTTTGCGTTGGTCGATGTCTATATATCGACTATAGTCGCCAGCCAGCGTGATGATATCGTATTTTAGTGCATAGCTGTACATATGATGTAGAATCTGTCTTACTTTCTTCTGCATCGCATATCCGGCACCGGCATTCCGGACATCAGAAATCACGGCCTGCAGATCGGCTGCCTTTAGCTCAGCAAATTTCCTGTTGTAGAGACGTTTGCAATGCTTGTACGCTGATTCGTAATTGATTTGCGTGGTTTTGGCCAGCTTCCGGAAGCGTTCGGTTCTCATGAGTACATAAACGTCGCTGAAACTGGTAACTGTATCAACAAACAGTGACGGATCGTCGCGATACTGCAGTAACATTTCAAGGCCTTGCTCATAGGTTGCGGCGTCGCCTATTGATTTTAATTTCCCGTTAACTTTGACGCGGACCAGGTATGGACGTGACCGATTACAGTCTGAGCGTTTTGTGATGCTGCCAAGTCCGTTAGGCAGCCTTCGACCTTTGGTTTTTCGTTTTTTTAAGATCATAAAAAATCAGCTCCTTATAGGAGCATTATAACAAGGGGGATAAAATGCAGGAATTTATAAACAGTTATTGGCAGCCGGCGTTATATTCGTTATTGGTTTTTATCGTTGCCAGATTGTGTAATAAGCTATGGGTAGCTGTGGCGACAATGGTCATCAAGCAAAATTTGTATGAAAAGGCCCTGTTGGCCATATTGTATGATCGCTTATTCCAGGCCTGCCAGAATTACATTGCCGAAAAAAGGGTTAGTACAGAAGAGCTGAAAAACCTGGAACATCTGTACGAAAATTATCATCGGCTCGGCGGTAATGGTACCGGAACGGAATTGTACAATCGTTGTCGTGAGCTGCCGCTAAAGGAGTGAAAATATGCTGGAAAAAATACGAGGATTTATTCAAAAAACATTTGGCCGAGCGCCGACAAAAGGCAGCATGGTCGTTGTATGGACATTTGCGATTATAGTCATATTTGAGGTAATTGCATATAATGCCGGCTGGTTTTATAACTGGTATCGTACTCAGTCTGCAGACACGCCGGAAATGCGGCTGTTTTTGGTGACTGTAGTTTGTGGTGGACTTATTACTGCAGCAGGATTTGTCGGCCGGGCGTTTGTTGATAAAAATGAAAACGGCGAACCGGACATCTGGGAAGAAGAAAGGAAGGATAAGCATGAATAATAAGACCTATAATAATTTGCAGGCTTTGGCCAGAGCTGCCAGGGGGAAAATCAAAATGATTTATCTGCATTGGACTGCTGGCCAACATATTACAAACCATATAGAACGAGCTGACTATCATATTTGCATTTTGGGAGATGGCCGTATCGAAATTGAGTGTGATGACTTGACGGAACTCAGGACGCATACCTGGCACCGAAATACTGGAGCTATCGGCATTGCATTGTGTTGTGGTCTTGGCGCTACTGCCAATAATGGCTATAACGCTGATTTTGGCTCGTATCCGCCTACTCCGGAACAGATAACCGCAATGGCCGAGGTTATTGCGGTATTAAGCCGGGAGCTGGTGCTACCTATTGATAAAAACTGTATTATGACCCACTGCGAGGCTGCGCTGCTGGATGGTTATGGACCGTACAGCGGAGATCCAGAAACGCGTTGGGACTTATGGTATATCGATGATCCGGGTACAAAAGAAAAAATGCAACCAGGCGGTGATGTTTTGCGAGGTTTGGCCAACTGGTTTAAAACTATGGGAATTCCGATTGAATAAAAAATAAAGGAGTGTATCAAAATGACTAATAAAGAAAAAGTGGAACAGGATATATTGGCATTAAAAGCAGCAATTCGTCAGCTGAAGGCTGACGTTAAATTACTTCGCGACGAAGAACGTGCAGAGCTGAAGGATAAAATAAATGCAGCTTTAGATGAGTATTCCGATGAAATTGAAAAAATTAAAGAATTGGACCGTACGCTGATCCAAAAGCTGGGGAAACATGGCCGGACATTTCTTTATATTTGCATTGGAATTTTGGCCATTGCCGGCGTGGATAAATTGATCGGATATATTAAAGAGATGTTTTAATAAAGAAAGGGGGATCACCTTGAATGAACAAGAAAAACAAAGCAATAATGATCGCAATATTGGCATTTTCGTTATTGTATTGGTATTTTTCGGCATTGTTGTCTACTTGTTCGGCCGCGGAAGTTTCGGCGGTGGAAGCGCCGGAAACGATAACGATATCCAGGGCACAGTACAACGAGCTCAAGACGATAATCAGCGAGCAGGGGCAGCGCTTGACGGAGTTCGAGACGAACTTACAGCTGCTGGAGCAGAGCTCGCCGGAGCTGATCGTGACGCTGAACGAGCTGAGGGTATCGCACGACAGAATGCAGAAACGATTAGAAGCTGCCGAGAAATACTCGAACGAAGCAAAGCTGCTCATCAGCGAGCAGAACAGATCCTTGCAGAAATTGAGCGAGAAAATCAGACACCAGCAGAAGGTGCAGCGCCGGCGCGAAATCCAGGATAAAGTTTGGGGCTTTGCTGCTGGGATCGTAACTGCAAAGCTGGTTGAAAAAATTTCCTGATGGTTGCACGCCGTTTTGGTTGCACGCAAATCTGAATATGAATATATAAAATCCCGTTGTACGCACTTTTGACGTTGCACGGGATTTTTGTTTTGAGCATCTGCACGCGAATTTGATTTTGTCAACTTGCGAATAAATTTATCAGGTTGTATAATGAGCCTGGTAAAAGGGGGGGAAGGATCTTGTTTGTCGTTATATGTGGGCATATGTTTGAAGGAGAGGACTTGCAGGGAATTGCTGAATGTTTGTTGCGATGGCAGCCGCCTTTAGTTCCATGGTTGATTGAGCTTCAGGAAGAAGTGAGGTGCAGGGCTGAAGAATACGGAAGCGAAGGAGCTGCTTTCTATAACATTATCAAATCGAATCCTAAAAAATATAAAATAAACTACCAAAGCAGAGAAAAGCCGTTTGAATAACGGCTTTTTTGTTTGCGGATTTAATCTAAAACGTTAAAGTATTTTTTTGCTAATATCTGTATTTTGTCGGTGTGGGCAAGATCATCTCCATTATCTTGGTAATAACTAAAAATACCATTGGCAAGCTCATCCACTTCCAGCAGAATCTGTGATAATTGATTTTGTGTTTTGTAATCGGCGTAATCTGCAATGTAGGTTTTGAGATCTCTAATAACGATATCTTTTAAAACCTTATAAAAAACTTGTGTTTCCTGTTCGGCGGTCAAATTATACATGGTTGCATCTCCTTTTGATTATCTTTCGTAAACTACGCAGTTATTAAGGACTCTATCAGCGTTATTACATATACAGGCCCAAAAGAATTTTTCTTTATCGGGATAGGTGTTGTATTCTTCTGGTTTCAATGCATCAATAATATTGCAGATGTTCAAAATAGCATTTTTTTGCGTCTTGGTTATAATAAATAATCTGCCGCCTACACCTGGCAACGGATCAGGCTGGGTACGTGGTATATTATCTAAATTGTCAAGCATTGAAAGTATCTTTTTATCAAAATTAAAGCGGTTATAAAGTTTCATTCTAAAACTTCCTTTCTGGTCTGCCATCATCAGAGCCGGCAAAACTTATCAAACAAAATGAAACGCAATAATTATAGCGAAGATGAGCTTCGTGCAATAGCAGCGGCTTTGGGTTGCGAATGTAAGATAACATTCGTGCTAAAAGATGGCCAAGAATTATAAACGGTAAAACTTCATATCATTTCAAACTGGCAGGGCTGACCTAATATATAGATTGGCTCTGCCTTGTTTTATATTTGTATGAATAGAAAGTATCGCACACTAAAGCTGACAAGCGCTGTGGCAAGCGTGGTGGGCTACAAGCGGTATGTGTGTTGCGAAGATAGGCTCATTGTTATTATTATGGGGCGGGTCCTTCCTGGGGGTGGGGGCTCAACGATGGTCGCCAACCCCCCGCGCAGTCTAATGTCAAAATTTTAGAAAATTGGGTAGAAAATAGAATTTGATTTAAAGTTTTTATGTTATAATTACGGCATGGGCCGCAGTAATTTTGTTAATAAACTTGATGGCCTGCATAAAGGAGCCTTTGAAATTTTATTGCCAGCTGCAGGATTAAAAATCAGGGATGAGAGGATCCTGAAATTATGGTATATCAAGGAAGCTTCGATATATGAAATAGCAGCTGATCTGCGTGTGACAAAAGAAAGTGCATATAATTTACTTAGTGCTGCTCGATGCAGGTTAGAAAAAATCCTGACAACCCAACGGCAGCTATTGCCGGTAGAGTGCCAGGATATAATCAGATATTTGCTGGATTAAGTTTCTTCTGCGCCTGTTGCTGTCGAACAGTGAGAGGACGCGGCCTAATAAAAGTAAGCGTAAATTTTTGCGGTATAGTATTGTACGGGCCTTCGGCACCATACGTACCTGAACACTCTAGTTTTAGCTGGAGTGTTATTTTTTTGCGTCGATTGTAATTTTATTCACCAAATCATCAAATAGCATTCTTAAGCTTTCATTGGTGATGTTTTTAAAAAGCATCTTCCGACAAACTTTTAAAACTTTTTCGATGTGAGCTGGATTTATAGTTGCAATAGAGTTTGCGCCGGCACATTTTGCTAATTTTTCTTTTATTTGCGAAAGTTCTTGTTTGACTGCAGCCAGTCGTTCGAGATCATATTCATCGGCCGTTCCTTGCTCTATTACAGTGTAAAGGTTATTAAGCTTTCGCTCGGCTATCGCTTTTTGTTCTGAAAGAGAACTTGCTTCATCGGCATATTCATTGGCGACTGCCTGGTATTCCATTTCGATAGTATCTTTGAGTTTTTTTAAGCTGTTCTCAGACAAAAGTTCTTGTTCTATCGTCAGTAATACAAGTTCTTCCAAATCATCACGTGGGACTACTTTATTTTGGCAAGCACTGGTGCCTAGGCGATCACGGCCTGAACAAGTATAGTAAACATATTTTTTCCCGTTTGAGCTTGCTCGATGACCATTCATAGCAGCTCCGCAGATTCCGCAGAATACTTTGCCTGTTAAAAGGTATGTTTCTTTGGATTTATAAGCAGCACTTCGGTAACGGTTTTGATTCATTTTTTCCTGCACCTTTCTAAAATCTTCTTTGCTAATTATAGCAGGGATTGCATCTTCGACAATAATAGTATTTTCACTGATTTTATGGCTGTTTCTTTTCCCAGAAGGGTCTTTGTTTACTTTGTTGAAAGTGTATGTTCCACAGTATTTGGGGTTGCGTAAGATATCATAAAGGCTATTTTTACCGAATTTACGCCCTTCACGGGTCTTGTATCCCAATGAATTAAGTTGACTTATGATATAATGATAACCTTTGCCTTTGAGGTATAAATCAAAAATGATCCTGATAGCACCAGCTTCATAATCATTTATTATATATTTATTCTCTTGGTTGATTTCAAAACCTAAAGGTGGACGTCCACCATTGAATAAGGCTTTTAGAGCATTCTCTTTAAGTCCTTTTTTTGTTTCTTCGGCGAGATTGCGGGAATAATTTGCCGCTACAGCAACAAGTATACCCTCAACCATTTGGCCAGCTGGTGATGTGTCAATGTTTTGTGCAGCGTATTCGTATTTGATCCCGGAAGATATGAGTTGATTTTTCGTTAAATAATAATCAAGCTCGTTACGGGAATTACGATCTATTTTGTGAAAAACGACAACATCAAAAAGATTCTTTTGAGAATCAGAAAGCATTTTTTTATACTGCTCTCTTTTGGCAATACTTTTACCACTCTTGGCTTCATCGGCATAGATTTTTGTGACCAGGTATCCTTTACGTTGGCAATATTCACGACAGGCCCGTACCTGGGCATCGATACTTTCCTCGCGTTGATGATCGCTTGAATAACGTGCATAAATTACAGCTCTTTCCATGGTAATTCTCCTTATTTTGTGTTAATTTATTTGACAGAAATAGTAAAAAAGGGCAAAAAATTTGACCTTGTATCCCTTGAAAATAGGTAGGGGATAGCAAGGTCAACTTCGTTATGTTATAATAATAACGTAGTTGGCCTATAAAACCTTTCCAAACAAAAGGGGCAAATTACACGACCGTTCGGTGTTGGCGCACTGGGCGGTCATTTTTTATTGTTGTTCTTTAAGTTTCAGGCGTTGGCTGAAACTTAATTCAGGTTTTGGTTCATTAGGATCTATTGGTTTTAATTGTCCAGAAGATACGGCATTGAAATCTTCATATTTTAATTTTGAAATAAGACGTATTTCTTCTAATTCTTCCGCTGGCAGTTTCATTGGCGAAAGTACTTTGTCATTTGCATAAAACTGAAACCAAAGTTGTTTTTTAAAGTCAACAATTTTTTTTTGTACATCTTCTGGTACCAAAAACTCGGCTTTAACCATTCCTTTTATAGGCTTAACTGGATGGAGATTGTTGATTACTATTTTTTCAATTGGATAGGCAGTACCATCGATAATAATTTCTGCCGTATTTGAGATAAGTCTCTTATTGACGCCCCATCCTTGATATGTTATTTGGACATAGCAAGAAGAAGTATTATCCTCGCGGACGATTTTCATAAAATCAATTATGTCATTATTATTAAAATGCATTATTTTTTTATATGATCGATACATAACTGCATTTTGGGTGTTATCAATAGAGCAAATAACTCTTGCAAAAGCTGGCACCGTAAAGAATATGGATATAGCAAAAACTATTGATAAAATTTTTATCACATGGTCATCCCCCTTTGGTGTCTTTGATATTCTAGTGTATTTACACAGCATTGGCGATAAACATCACCATGTTGGCTATGTTTTATTTCATGAAGCATTGTAGAACGATTGCTTTCATTCGTTAGTCGAGAGTTTAAAATAAAAACTTCGCCGCCTTCCTCATCGGCACAAACAAATCCTTTGATTTTGCAAGGCAGCGGATACAATACAACTTTTTCAGTCAGCATGGTCTCCACGTTCCTTTAGTTTGAGTTTTTTTACAAGATCAACGACAAACTTGATATCTTCTGGTTCAAGATCACGAGACGCGTCCATGAGTATCCTTAGCTCAGGATCATCGTGAATTTCTTGAGCCAGTTTTGCCGTTTCCGGATTCAAATAATATTCTTGATGTTTTTGAGTATCATCTTCCCACCCCATAAGATATTCTGGAGTAGTATGTAAAATTTTGGCTAATGGTGCAAGCGCAGAAATAGGAACTTTTTCGATGTCTTTATTTTCATAACGATAGTATGTCGCACGAGAAATACCTAACTCTTTCGCGACGAAATCTGCATCCAGATCCAATTCTTTTCGGCGCTGCTTTATTCTGTCATTTACTGAAAAATTCATACATACCACCTTGCTGCTTAAGTTTTAATTACAGTTTTATTATAAACTTACTGTGTCAAAAATGCAATAGAAAAAATCAAAAACGGGAAAATAAAAATCAAAAACGCGAAAAATATGTTGACAACCTAAAAGCAACGCTGTAATATAAAAATAGTCGCAGTAAGCGGTGCGTTGATGATATTCCATCCACCTGCCGATAATGATGGGCATCCATTTAAATTATGCCATTATCTTTCTCTG